CTCTATCAATAAGGCAATCCACCCAGAACTTATTCCTACCTTTAAGGTGGCTTTGGCAAATGCCTACAACCCAAACAGAGTGGATTTTCAAAGTGGAGAATGGTACGGTTCTAGAAAATTGGATGGTGTCCGTTGTATCTGCCGTAAGGAAATGAACACAGTTACATTCTTCTCAAGGAACGGAAAAGAATTTGAAACTCTAGGTAAACTTGCCGATGAAATTTCTAAGATAGGTGGAGACTTTATCCTAGATGGAGAAATCTGTATGGTGGATAAAGATGGTAATGAAGACTTCCAAGGAATTATGAAACAGATCCGAAAGAAGAATCATCAAATTGAAAATCCTAAGTTCTTTGTATTTGATTACTTAACCTTAGATGAATTTGATGATAAGGTTGGTACCACACCTCTTACTGAAAGACTCCGCAACGGATATGACCGCCTACCAGAAAATATTAACTCTGATATGTTGGAATTCTTACCACAGGTTCAATTGACTACCGAAGAACAGTTTACCGAAATGGTCAAAGAAGCCGAAGAGGCTGGGTTTGAAGGTATCATGGTTCGTAAGGATATCGGTTATGAAGGTAAGAGAAGCCACAACCTACTGAAGGTTAAGAAATTCCATGATGCTGAATACACGGTATTGGAATGTGCTAACGGCACCATGAGATGGACTGAAAACGGTCAACAGATTGAAAAGGAAGGTCTAAGTAATATCATTATTGAACATAAAGGGTACCGGGTATCAGTAGGATCTGGGTTCTCTAAAGAACAACGAGAATACTATCTTACTCGCCATGATGAACTCATCGGTAAGACTGTAACTGTTCAATACTTTGAGGAATCGCAAAATCAGATGGGTGGTTATTCGCTCCGCTTCCCGGTAGTGAAACACATATACGAGAATGGTAGAGACTGTTAACCGGTCTATACCATATCTCACCTCTGGTGGGAGAACACTTACGCACTAATAAATATATTGTATGAAACTATATGAAGGATATATGAACAATAAAGACATCACTATATTTGATGTTGATGATACTCTTGTTGTAACTAAGAGCAAGATTAAAGTTCATAATCCTAAAACCGGTTTTTCTACAGAGCTTACACCACAAGAATTCAATACATTTCAGCAGAGGCCTAATGATAAGATGGATTTTTCTGATTTTCAAAATCCTAATATACTTAAAGGTGGTATGATTATTGAATGGGTGTTCAATATTTTAAAAAGAACAATAGCAAAAGGTAAGCCAGTAGGTATTATCACAGCAAGGGATAGTGCTGACCTCATCTATGATTTCTTATCTCATCATGGAATTAACATTAACCCAGATTACATATTTGCTATTAATGATCCTAATCTAGGTTTTACTGGATCTACTGCCCAAAAGAAAAAAGAAGCCTTTATGAAATTTGTCCAAATGGGCTTTAGAAACTTTACCTTCTTTGATGATGATAAGGAAAATGTCAATATTGCAAAAAGGTTGGCAAGAGAGAATAAAGACATTAAAATGGACGCCACTCTAATTAAGCAGAAATGGATACCAAAATTCGACGACTTCAAATAAAGATAGAAGCATTTACTGATATTCTTAAGAGTATTAGGAATTTATCTAATTCATCCACAACAAAGGTTGGGTGTATGGCATTAAGAAAAGACTTTAGTAAAATTGCTAGCTTTGGTTATAATGGATCTTATAGCGGAGCTGGCATTAATGATGTAACAGGAACAGAAGAAGAGTCTCTCACACCTGGTGAAAGTGGGTTTATCCATGCTGAGGTAAATATGATTGCTAAGTTTAAGGAATATGATCCTGAAAACTATATCATTCTGCTTACCCTCTCCCCATGTAAGATGTGTACAAAGATCCTAGTAAATGCTGGATTTAAACATGTATATTGGATTGATGATTACCGAGACATGGATCATTTAGTAATCTTTGATAGATGCAACATCACACACGGAAATATTTCTAAACTTATAAACGACTACCATTCTATAAAGGGCTGAATATATACAAAAAATAGTATGTCCTCTTGGTCGTTGAAGCATTAACTTTTAAATTAACCCTAGACTTTTTTGTTTACTTAAAGAAGAATAGGATCAATATGTCAAAGACTAGACTAGGCTTTTATGATGAGGCTAGTCAAAAAACAGAATTCACTGACTTTAACAGTGTAGAGGAATTGAATGCTTTTTACCAGGAGCATTACATTCCTTTTGATAACTGTTTTGTTGGTGACATAGTTTCAATTGAGTTATTTTTAGCCGCTAGTGATTTGTATGACTTTATTACAGAATACAGAGCCTCTGATTTAACAGGTGACTTTAGACTTACTACAGGTTCAGACTTTGATTTACAGAGAAATACACAAAGAGCAGTTTTAACTAAGAGACAAAAAGCTTTCATTGATAAAGCAGTACAGGACTATAGGAAGTACTATAATGAAATTTATAGGATATATAAAACTGGGATTTATTCACCGTGTTATGCCGAGCCTGGTTGGTCGGAAGGTACATGGTATCTCAACCAACTAAGATTAGCGTTAACTTCTAATAATAATGTAGCAGAATTTCCTTATGATGATGCTAACATTATTAATGAACCGCCAGAATAAATAAAAAAAGACTAAAGTAAATGGCATTCAATTTAAAAGAATATATCATCTATAGAACAGAAGTTAAAAGAGAACTTTTTAACGGTGAAGTAGATGATAATTTTAAAGCAGTAGCAAACCCGTGGGTTGACGATAGAACTTATGAAGAAGGTCATATTGTATATCACCCAGTAGAGGTCATTGAACCTACTGGCGGTACAAGTGTATCATCAGAAGCTTTAGTTTGGTGGAGAGCTAATAAGAGAACCACGAGAGGTGTATTTGATCAAAATGAATGGGATATCATTGGAGGTATTGGATCCGGAGATATTACAGTAGGAGCTAGCCCAGGGTTTGGTAAAGTTGTACTTAACTATACTGGAGCAACAGGGTCTTTTCAAACAACCGATGATGGGACTCTTTTTTCAACAACACCTAATGACACATTTAGATTAATTGCAGGTCCTGGTATGAGTTTACAATATGATACCACGACAAACTCTATAAAGCTTATAAACACAGGTGCAAGCGGTGAAGTTAACCAAGGTACTAATATTGGGGTTGGTGGTAATAATCTTTTTGCTGGTATGTCCGGCACTACACTAACTTTTAGAGGATTAACTGCTACTAATACAACAGGAACTCCGCTAACCGCTAATTTAGATGGGGTTAATAATAATGTAGTTTATAATTTTGATGAAAGTGAAGTAGATTTAGCTAACCTTAACAGTGGATCTCCTACTATAAGTATGCTTTCTAATGTTAATGCACCTTCACCATCAAATTCCGATATCTTACAATGGAATGGAAGTAATTGGATAAACATATCACCTGCTGCAGCTGGGTTAACTGGAGATACTGGTGCCACTGGGCCACAAGGACCAGCTGGTGCTACTGGGCCAGTTGGAGCTACCGGGTTTGGGGCTACTGGTGTCCAAGGTCCAACTGGAGCCACTGGTGTTCAAGGACCCCAAGGACCTATTGGTGCTACTGGCATAGGTGAAACTGGAGCTACTGGTGTTGATGGACCACAGGGACCACAGGGACCACAGGGAGAAATAGGTGGTAATGGTCCGCAAGGGCCTCCAGGTGTTGATGGGCCTCCAGGTGCTACTGGTCTTACTGGTGCTACTGGTGCAGATGGTACTTTTGGCGGAGCTTCATTTACATATGACTTTAATACTGTTACATCTGTAGCAGATCCTGGGTTTGGGTATGTGTCATTAAATAATGCAACACAAAATACCTCTACTATAATGTCTATCAACGATACGGCATATACTGGTGGTGGAGATATTTCAACATTCTTACAAACAATAGATGCATCAACATCAATACCAAAAGGGCATGTTAGAATTAGCTCTTCTGCTGATGCAACAGAATTTATATTATTTCAAATAAGTGATCTTACTGATAATACCGGATGGTGGGAAATAGACGTAGTTCCAATTGCATCTACAGCATCTTCACCGTTTACTATGGATGAAGAAGTAATTGTTTCATTTGTTGTAACTGGTGATAAGGGAGAAACTGGAGCTACTGGTGCTACGGGTTTAACTGGGGCCACTGGTGCTGGTGGAATTGGAGCAACTGGACCGCAAGGACCGCAAGGACCAATTGGTGCCACTGGTGCTGGAGGAATTGGTGCCACTGGTATCCAAGGACCACAAGGTCTAACCGGTGCTACTGGTGTTGGTGAAATTGGAGCAACTGGACCGCAAGGACCGCAAGGACCGCAAGGACCACAGGGACCGCAAGGACCACAGGGTGAACAGGGTCCTATAGGGGCAACCGGGATTGGTTCAATTGGTGCTACTGGTGCAGATGGGGCTACTGGTATTCAAGGTGTTCAAGGACCACAGGGTGAACAGGGTCCTATAGGGGCAACCGGGATTGGTTCAATTGGTGCTACTGGTGCAGATGGGGCTACTGGTATTCAAGGTCCTCAAGGACCTACTGGTGCTACTGGGCCTGCTGGTGTAATAAGCGGATCAATTGCTTATGGTGAAATGTACCAAGTAGATCCTGAGGGCGCTAATACTCTTAACTTAAGTACTTCTTATGTAGGCTGGGATGAAGCAATACAGGGTGAACTAAATCAAATGTCTTATGTAGCATCTAGTGGACCACCGCAAGGTGATACACTGGTTATTTCAGCAGGAGAAGGTGGAGTATATCAAATATCTGCTGCTTATACAGTTTCTCTTAATGCAAATGCCAAGCTAACGGTTGCCGTACATAAAAACGGTAATCCAATTTCATCAACTGTTTCTAGTCGTTCAATGTCTAATAATAGTATAGGTTCATTTTCAACTACTGATTTAGTGGACTTAACTGCAGGTGATGTTATTGATTTAAGATTTAAAGTTGATAGTGGAACTCCTGCATTAACGAGTCATAATATTAATTTTAACCTAACTAAAGTTGTAGGTAATGGATTAACTGGTGCTACTGGTGTTCAAGGACCAGTTGGAGCTACTGGTGCAGGTGCTACTGGTGTTCAAGGACCTATAGGGGCAACAGGTGTTCAAGGACCTCAAGGATCAATAGGTGCTACCGGTATAGGTGAAACTGGTGCCACCGGTATTCAAGGACCTCAAGGACCTCAAGGACCACAAGGTTCAATAGGAGCAACTGGTGTTCAAGGACCGGGTGGTGAAACTGGAGCTACTGGTGTTCAAGGGCCACAAGGACCACAAGGTTCAATAGGAGCTACTGGTATTCAAGGGCCACAAGGACCACAAGGTGAAGCTGGGCCGCAAGGTCCAAGAGGAATTCAAGGACCGCAGGGAGAACAAGGACCACAAGGACCACAAGGTGAAACTGGACCACAAGGACCACAGGGTGAAACTGGACCACAAGGACCACAGGGTGAAACTGGACCACAGGGACCACAAGGTGAAACTGGACCGCAAGGACCACAAGGACCAACTGGAGCAGCTGGTGCTCAAATAGTTAGTGCAGGTTGTGAAGTAATTCCATCATCAGTCTTTAGGGTTGGTGGATCTGTTGCTGGTACATTTGCGGTCAATAGTTCTACGGCATCAGGCGTAACTCAAATCTTTATAAGTAATTCAGCAGGATCAACTAATGAACTTCCTTTACCTGGAGATATTGTATCTCTTACCCAAGGAACAAGTAATCCTGATACATATGATGTTACTGCGATTACTCCAATTGGAGGTTCGCCAGGTGCAATTATTTTAACAGTCTCTCATGCAGCCGGACCTAACCAAACATTTACTACTTCCACTGAAACTATTTACTGTGTAGCTAAGAGCGGTGCAACTGGACCTACTGGAGCCACTGGTGTTCAAGGTCCACAAGGACCACAAGGTATACAAGGTGTTCAAGGGCCACAAGGGCCAATTGGTACAGGTGTAACCGGACCGCAAGGGCCACAAGGACCTATTGGAGCCACTGGTCCTGCAGGATCTGGCGGTTCAACCTATGGAGATGAAAACCCAATCGCAGAAGGGGCTATTTATTTTAAAAGTGGAGTAACTCCGTATACAGGTGGTATAAGTTTCCAATCAGGTGGTGGTGCTGCGGAAGGTTGGAGTGCATACGATTGGACTAATGCAATTCCTTCTCTATCGGGGGTTCCGCCAGTATTAAGTAGATCGTACGGAACTCATATGATACCAATAATTAACGATATTGGTGCAGATGGTACTGTTTATAAGTTAAGAATAACAGGTACTCATGTTGGTACTACAAATCCACCTAATCTTTATGTAGGTTTATTTAAGTGGACATGTGGTCAGTTTAGTAGTGGTAATGATTTCCAATTAAGCCAAATAGGATCGACAGATAATACCGGAAACTGGACAAACCAAAATGATGCCCTTTGGTATAAGTGTGATACTTTAACATTTACACCAGGCACAATCACTAGCGCTGTTAATGATAGGCTTGTTATTGGGTGGGCTGGTACTGGAGATATTGCTAGTACTGAGCCTTGGAGTTTAGTTTGGAAGCTATGGGCTGAAGACAACCCTCTTTAATCGTAAACAATTTTCTTTTTCCTAGTATAATAATTACTAAAGGATAATAGTATGGATAATTTGGAAAAGGAACAGCTTCAGTGGATAAAGGGTGATAAGATAGGTACTGTTGAAGTCATTAGTGGAAATGATGGTGAATGGACTACTTTTGAAAGTGGCTCTAGGATTGCAACATCTCTTATTAGTGAATTCTTAATGCCAATTGATGGTGAACCTCTTGACTTTAATCCACCAAACCCGGCATTAACTAAAGCTGCCGAGACTTATAAAGAAAAGGTAACTACACAACCTAAAGTAACATCACCTATTAGAACTCTTTTTGATAAACAGAAAAAGAATGATGGTGTAAAGCTTAATCTTACGTTTCCAATAGATGTACCTAAAAAAGCTATATATGAAATTATTAGCACATCATTTGACTTGGATGAAGTTAATGAAGAATTAGAATCTTATATTAAAGATCAAATATCAGAAGATCTAGTAAAGGATAGCTTATTTGAAAGTATTAAGCAACTGATTAAGTCCAGATACCAGGCCGACTAGCATAGTAATATATAATAAAATTAATCATATGACACAGATTCCAAATCGTAGACAGCGCAGACAAATGTTAAAGTATCAAGGTATACTTAAAGCCAAGTCAAAAGCATCACTCAAAGAATGGGCAGAATATGTTCGTGAAAACATTAAAGCAGGAAAAGAAATCCATGCAGCTAATGTAGATCGCGCTATATCCGCACAAGGTGAAGAACAAGACCAAAAGGAGGCCAATGGTTAAGATAGTTCTAGAACCAGCTAGAAATGGTGTCATAAAGAGAGTCATTGATGATAATCATGGTGGAGGTAAAGAACAGTGGACTTCAACCGATGTTTATGAAGAATCAGATTCAGACTCAAATAGATATGAGTACATCATGAAATTCTTCTTTGAACTTTGTGAAGACTTAGGTTTAGAGTGTGGTAATAAATTTGACAAGAATGTCCTGCAGTTTGATACGGTTTGGGGAACTCACTATGAGCCTAACAAAAAGGAAGTAGAGAGTAAAATAAGAGAGCTCCAGGCTGAGATTGATTTGCTAAAGGAATGGAAACAAGGATAGAATTTAATTTCATATATTCTAAAGATGCCGTTAGGATTAAAAGTTTTTTAGGAAAGGTGCCTAGAAATATTGAATGTATTAATTACATGGATATTTTTAATAAGCTAACTAAAAACGACTTTTACCAATTTGAACCATCTGATGCAGTAGTATCTTCCTATCTTATGAAACAGTTACAGACTATTTTAGAAAGGACTACAACTACATCAGTGTTTTATGTATTAGGTAATCTTAATGAAAGAACTGTAGTAGGTGTAAAAAATTATGTTGAAACCTTAACAGATAGAGATATAGAATATAACATTTATCATTCACCTGATATCAATGTAAACGGGGCAGCAAAGTTATTTGAGAACGTGGTAGAATTTGAATGAAAGCACACCGCATATTTACAAAGGGTCAAACTGTATACTGCCTACTATCATCTCATAGTAGGCCTAATATTTTATTGCCAATAAAAGGTCTTATTGTAGATACATCATGGGATCCAGTTAATCCACTCTATAAGATTCGCATTATTAAAATGTATGATAACATGAAATATCTAAAAAGGTATTTCTTTGATATGAATTTTAAATATGAGTTTGATAACCGTGCTAGAAAGATGCCACTTAAAAAAGAAGACTTTACAAATACACGATCTTTAGAGGAGCGGTTTGACGAAAAAGACCGTGAAAGATTTTATGTAATTGTAGAATCTGTGATGTGTAAAAAGACTAAGAATGATTTAAAGGATCTGTTTGAAAAGGTTCAGTTTTATATCATATCAAAAAATCTTAAAGAAATTAGAGAGACTTCAGCTAGGCCATTTTTTAAGGGTTCTTTATCAACTGATAGTACACAAGAATTTGATGTACGGTTTAAAAAAGGATGGACTGATAAATTCCAAAAAGGAGATATTGACATTGATAAGTATCTAAACAGCTTAGGCTGAATATATACAAAAAATAGTCTCCCTATATGTCATCATACAAGACCGAAACTTTAAGTAATAGTAGTGTAAATGCAAATACTCCACCTAACCCTAATTCGCCCAGTGCGGTTAGATTAGGAGTTTATGGTGGGGAGTCTGTTGGCATGGCTCATGAAATAGAGCTAGAAACTGCTAAGACGTTTTTTTCAGGTAGGGCACTCCCTGACCAGTTTGGTGTTTCTGAGGGTATGCAAAACATTGAAATACCTAGATCTATATTTAATAGGTTTGCTCTATTTAATTTCAGAGGTATGTATGGTGGTTTAACCGGTGATGTTAGTAAAGACTTTTTTGATAGCCCCAATAATTCATTAATGGGTGGAACTGATGCAAAGAATATATCCATTGCAAAGATGATGGAATTCTATAATGAAAACTATCCAAGAATATCATATAAGCCACAGGACTTTTTATACAATAAATACTATAAGCAGATTCCTGTAAATCATTTAGTTACGCTAAGAAGATTCCCAGTTCCTGTAGAAGACAATATTTTTGACCTAAGTAAAACACCAGGTTCAAAAGATGGCAATACCGCTACTACCTCTGAGGCAGTTGATGCAACGCAAACAGCAGGTGTAACTGCAGTTACTTATATGGGAGAAAAGGCTGGTAATAAATTAGAAGACCTCTTAACCATGTCTTATGGTTTAACCTATAAAGAAATCACCAATGAGATGGAATCCGTAGACAGTGGTGATGGTGGATATACACAGCAGCCTTTTTATAGTAAGATGGGAGGTATTGGTAGAGCAACCGCTGATGCGTTCAAAGGAATTAGTTCAAGACAAAAATTTGCAAGTCAGTTAAATAGTACCGGTGATCAGCTAGGAACTACTTATGCTAACTTTGTAATAGGTCCTGTTAATGTTGTTAATAAAACTAATATTAGGGATAGAGGTTTAAACTTTAGTCAAGATATGAAGCTTAATTTTGAATATGAGCTCAAATCTCTTAACTATGTTAATCCTAAAATTGCAATGATTGATATTATAAGTAATATGTTAACCATGACTTATAATAACGGTCAATTCTTTGGTGGTGGCCAAAGGTACTATGGTAGTGCAGGTGCCGTTGCCAGTCAGTTTGGTGATATTAATAAACTTAAGCAAGGTGACTTTAGCGGTTATATTGGAAGTGTTGTTACTGATGTGGAGACTGGTTTTAAAAATGTATTCGGTGGAGGTACCGGTGAATTTAATTTAGAAAATGGATTAGATGGTTTACTTAAAGTTGGTAAAACATTATTAGGTAACATGTTAGGTGGATTCTTAAGTGAAAATGTAGGAGCTGTTTCAGGTACACAAGCTACTAAAACCTTTGTAAGCGGAGAGCCTACTGGCGATTGGCATGTAACTGTGGGAAATCCTCTTAATCCAATTGTTATGATGGGTAATATGTTCTGTGATAATGCTACTATGACTCTAGGACATGGTTTAGGATATGATGATTTTCCGATGGAGGTTAAATTTGAAGTAACCCTTAAACACGGTAAGCCTAGAGATAAAGGTGATATAGAAAATATGTTTAATGCTGGGCGTGGTAGAATATATGCATCTGCTGCAGGCGAAGAAGATATTCTTAACCTAGCAGGACAAGATGTAGCAACATACGGATCGGTTAAGGCTGGTAACGTTAGCTTATCCCCTACACAAGGGAATCAAGCTGCTGATATAAAAAATGATAAAATATCTAACATTAAGAAGCAATCAAATGCAAACATTTTCACCGATGATGATGCTGCATATACTTCTAATCTGGTTAGTATGATGATAGACTCGTAATATGAATATTAAATCGTTAGCATTAAAGAATAAATTGACAGAGGAAAGAACTGGTGAGTTTTATTATGACCTAACTGCACCGTCATTTACATATAACGCAGACTTAGGTGTTAAGGCATTGCATTATGTACAGATTGACCAAGTAGGTAGAATTGATAAGATATCGGAACTCTATTTTGGTAGCGGTGAATTCATAGATGCTATTTGTGTAGTTAACAATATCTTTAACCCTTTTACTATTGCCGAAGGTGATATTCTTGTCATACCTAATTTATCTAGACAAGATCTTGTTTACTCTAGACCTAATCCTGCATCCAGACCTAATTCAACACAAGAAGCTTATATTGATACAGGTAGACAGAGCGAAAAGGATCAAGGAAGAATGCAGAGACTTATTGAAAAAGCAAAGACTAGTAAAGCTGGTGTTAAACAACCTATGCCTCCTAATATGTTACAGCCTGGTCAAGAAACCAAACAGTATGAAGGCGGTAAGATTAAGTTAGGAACTAACCTAAACAGTAGAAACACTAAAGCAAACTAATATGTCAGCGGTAGAAAGAAACATATTAACGGTCATAGAACCGACAATAGAACTTGATGAATTAGAAGTTATTGATGTAGAAAGTGGTACTGAAAACTCACAAGGAACATCAATGAAAGAAAAACCTACAAAGTTTACTTCAATGATACCTATCATTAGAGTAAATGGTTATGATGTACAGGGGGATAGATTGGAAATGTTTGAGCTTAGCTGTACTGGTTTTTATCCTACATGTAGATTTTCTTTTTATGATAGGGACGGTATGTTTACTGCAAGGTATTATCCAAAGGATGGTGATATTATTCAGGTATACATTAGATCACAGGGTAATGAAACCACATTTAAACCAATAAGAATTGATTTTACGGTTGAAGATATTAAGCCATTAGGTGGTGGAGGATCTACGAATACAGCTTCACAATTAATGATTGAAGGTAGAATGCATGTACCTAACCTATTTACAGAGAAGGTTCAGTTTCAAGATAACACTAGTTGGAATTCTTTACTTTCTGTAGCAGAAGAATTACAATTAGGTTTTGCATCAAATGAAGAAGATACTGCAGATCAACAAACCTGGACAAACCCATATGATACTGCTGAAACTTTCATACAAGATATTACATCTAATTCATATCTTAATGATGATTCTTTCTTTACAGCATATATTGATCCTTACTATTACTTAACCTTTGTTAATGCTAATAAGTTGTTTGGTCAAGAAAATGATTTAGAAACCAGTCAAATGTTTAGCCAAAATGCAATGGATACGATGGGAAGTGGTGATGAAGCTGAAAGCGATTATGAATTTCCTAATATGCTTAGTAATATGATACAGTTTCAAGGAACCGCTAGATACATTTCAAAATATCAGCAGGTAAATAAGAGCGGTCAGATTAGTAAAAATAATGGCTATAAAAGATATACACAGTATTGGGATTTAGAAGCAAAGGAATTTGTTAGTGAATTTGTTGATCCGCTAACAAACGATACACCCGGTATGATACCTGCAACAAAAGGCAGAGTTATTAATGGTGAAGTAGAAGGACCAAGAAATGATCAAGTTAAGTTTAAGTATTTAGGAACACAGGGTGATAATGTTCATGGAAACTATTACTATGCATCTATCTTAAATTTTCAAAACTTAGCAGAAATGAATAAATTTGGAATGGTCTTAGAGTTAGATACAATCAATCCTGCTATGTTAAGGTATAGTAGAATTTATTGTCAAATCTTAGAGTTTGCTTCAAATGTTAAAAGTACTCTTACTGCCCCAGAGAATGACGAGGATGTACCTAATGATTCACAAAGAAGAAAGGAATCACCTGATAATGTAGCAAGTGATAAGACTAGCCAAAACGGAATTATTAATGAATATCTTACAGGCTTTTATGTTATAACAGGGATTGAGTATATACTTACAAAACCAGGTGGTCTTAGACAGAGATTACATTTACGTAGAAGAGAAGTGGTTCCATCTACTTAATGAATAAATAAAATAAATCTTATATGCCTACATTAGAGTTATATAACCCATTGAATCCACAGGGGGTACCGCAGGATTACCTTAATGCCGATAGGTTAGGTAACATTACTGGCCAATTTCCTAGTTCTTATGATTTTGCCAAAACTTTTGTTACTCCTGCAACTAATGCACAGGGTGGAGGTAATGGTGTTACTACTTTAGATGATCCAACATACTTAGGTTTTAATATAAGATTTGATGCACATAGCCCATTATTCAACGGTGCTGAAGAAGGTAGCCCATCGGTACCTAATACTGCTGGTTCAGGTGGTGCACCAGAAGCAGGACAAATTAATACTCCTAATGGCGAATCAGCTGTTGGGTATTTAGAAACGGTTGGTGAAACTACTAGAGCAACCTATCTTAGAGGATTTATTCAAGGTATGAGAGAAATTGAAAAGAAGAGACCTTATTACTTCCAAACAATAGAAGGTATTACTGAAGCGTGGAATAAGACAGTTACAATGACACCCTTTGTTGGGTCTGCCGATGGAGAAGGTATTACTGTAGGTTTACTTGAGGCTATAGATTTAAAAATGTCTGCTCTCTTTAGTCTATATAAAGCTGCATGTTATGATGTTAAATATAGAAGAACGGTATTGCCGATAAACTTAATGTATTTTAATGTTTATGTAGATGTATTAGAGATTAGAAAATTTCATAAAGTTAGAAAAGCTGCTACTGCAGGTAATCCTAATTCACCAGAGAATGACTTAACTAAATTTGTAAATGAAAATACATCAATGATAACATTTAAGTTTACAGAATGTAAATGGGATGCCACTGCAAGCGGTACTGTATTTGCAAATGTTACTAATGTTAGTGGAGGAGGTGCTGCTTTTGCTACATCTTCAATGAAATGGTCTTATGGTAATGTTGAAGTAGAATCCCAGTTCTCTGGTTATGACTCTGCATTAAAAGATACTGCAAATCTTCAACCTAAAACTTTAGATGGTCAAATAAGTACTAAGAATAAACTATTAGAGAAGCAATCATTAGGTGGATTAGCGGAATCTAAATTTGAAAACCTTAAGGATAATGCGGTTAAAGGATTTAAGAATTTTGCAGAGAGAACGGTTAATTCATTTACACAAGGGCTAGCTTTAGGTAATGTCTTTGGTCTAAGAAATGATTTAGTTAATACTGTTAGTAATCCGCAAGGTTTAATTAATTCATTGAATGGTGCCGCAATACAAGCTTTTGCTGGTCAATCTGCGCAAGGTATTAACCAAAGTATTGATGATAATATTTTTGCTGGACAAACCCCTTCATTTACAGGAGGATTAAATTCAACAACATTATTTTCACCACAGCCTTCTGGACCACCGCTCAATTCAACTAATATATTTGGATAACATATGGGTAAATTAACCACAAGGGATTTAAAAGCTGATAATCTTAAAGGGAGCAATTGGGTTGGTATCGTTGAGGATACTAACGATGATCTATTTGAAGGGAGGATTAAGATTAGAGTCTTCGGTAAAATGGATCAACGCCAAGACCCAGAAGATCCACAGAGCGCTTACATTATGCCAACTGCTTCTTTGCCGTGGGCTAGGCCATCAGTTGCATCTTCAGGTGGAAGTAATTCAGGAAGTGGTACATTTTCGGTACCTAAACTCGGCACCATATTAAGGGTAACTTTTGATAACGGTAATTACTATTCACCCGTGTATCATGAGTCCCTATACCCTTCTGATGAGACGAAGGCGGAGATAGAGGCCGCTTATCCTAACTCCCATGTATTAATATATGATACAGCATTTGGTTTAACTGCTGACCTACAATCTGGGAACCCTGAGGTAACAAATGAAAGAGAAGGTGAACATATAAAGGTTTTCTTTACTGAGGAAAAGGGACTGATGATGGATTATACAACCACAGAAGGTCCAACTACAGTTAACATTAAACCCGATAACTCGGTTGAGATTATTAATGCAAACGGTGACTCTATCGTAATGCTTAATGACGGTAATATTACATTTACACATTCAGCTCAATTTACAATTAATAGTGGAGCAGATACTGTAATTAATGCAGATACGAATACTGTTGTTAATTGTATTGATGCTAAGATTAATGCGTCTGGTGAAACACATGTTAATTCACCTAGAATCAAGTTAGGTGAAGCCGCTGCCGAGTCTGTTATTAAAGGTGATACTTTTAGAGCTTGGGTTGATAGTCATACTCACGTTGGTAATTTAGGTGCTCCAACTAGTCCTCCCATGGTACCGTCACCTGAACCTGCATATAGCAAGAAGAATACTACTGACTAATATATAAACTGATAAACAATACATTATGGCATTAGTACCCCCAACTTTAGAAACCGCATTGACTGCAGCATATGCAGCAGCATTAACCGACTTTATTGCTGTTATTAAAGCTAACCCATTAGGTTTGGATTCAGGCGCGGCTAACCTAACAGCAGCAGTTACTTCTTCATCTGTTGTGTTTGCTAAATTAGCTACACCTGCTATTGATGCATATATAAGATCTCAAACAATTACTATACCACCAGGACAAGCCGTTGCTACTGCAGGTAGCCCTGCTGCTCAAGCCGGTGCCACAACAGCACCATCACCACCTGCTATCATTGTTTAAACAATTAGAATACTTAGGTGTATAACTATTATAAGTCAACAGAGTAATATATAATCTATAATCACGCTTTAATAAAAAATAAATGATTGAACAAGAAATCACGATCCAGCTTAGCGACGATCCATTTGACACAAAGACAGTAAAGGTACAGGTACCTAAAGGCACAAAACTATTATGTAACGAATCATATACAGCTGAGGCTATTAAAATGTATCAACTAGCCGATGAGGAAGTTGTCCGACTTCAAAAATCAGAAGAAGCAAATAATTACATAACACAAGGTGAAATAGTCCACATTAAGAAGATTAAGCAAATCATAGATGATGTGGAAGTTGAAACTAAAGTTGAAGCACTTATTGATATTTCACAGAAGAATACTGCTGTTTGTGTGTTAACAAAAGAACCTAAAGAAATCGTAGACCAATTAGAGGTTGGGATGTCTGTTGATATAAAAGTAAAGAGACAATCAAGAGGGGTTCTTTATGCTTCAATTGCAGATGCATTAGATGAAGTTAAGAGAAATGAAATCTATGCTGCAATAGGAGATAAGACAGTAGGATTTACTGGTTATGTCAAAGAACTAATACATGGTGGTTACTGGGTTGAAGTTGGTGGAATCCAATGTTTTATGCCAGGATCCTTAGGTGGATTAAATAAGCTTTATGACTTTAATGTATTGGTTGGTAAAGAGCTTATTGTAATGCCTATTACATATTCAAACGAAAAACAAACTATCGTAGTTTCTCATAGAGAATATTTAAGAACTATGATACCTTCCACTGTTGAGTCGTTAAGAGAAAATATCAAAGATCATATTACCGGCTTTGTCACAGGTACCACTAAATTTGGTATCTTTGCTGAATTTAATGAATGCCTCACTGGATTAATTCCTAAAAATGAAATAGATGAAGAGACTTTAGCCAAATTTGAAAACCGTGAAATTAAACCGGGTGATGAAATTAGTTTTTGGACTAAAGAAATTATTTCAGAAAAGAAAATCATTTTAAGTCAACAAGGTCCTAAGGTTGATCTATGGGACGGTGCTGAAGAAAAGTATAAACCAATGATGGTTACTGAAGGTAAAGTTACCAAGGTTACTAAGTACGGCGCATTTGTTGAATTGGAAAAAGGTATTAGTGGACTTATACATAAAACCAAACTTAAAGATACTGAAGTTACTAAAGGAGACATGCTTCAAGTTAAGATCCAAAGTATCAATACAGCAGATCGTAAGATTACAATGAACTTAGTATAACCTTTATCCTGGTTTGGAATATATAAACAAATCAGGATAAATATGTATTCTAACGAAGAACTTAATGCTATTCATTCCTCTAAGGTTGGATTTGAATTTGAATTTTTTGCAAATGAAAGTATAGATTCAGCCAAAGAGAGTCTTTCTAGAACTCTTAATAAGAAAATTAGAATAGAGGAAAAAGCCCATAGTGATTTTGCTCCAACCGAGGATGTCTTTAAAATGGAGCCGGATAACTCTGGTGGTACAGGGATGATTGAATTGGTCACAGGGCCTTTACCTTTTGTTGAGGCAAAATTAATAATGGCCAAAACATTAAAGTGGATAAGAGAAAACGGTACTACTAATGAAAGGTGTTCTATCCATGTCAATCTTGCGTTTGACGGTAAAAAATTAGGACCTATTACCAATATGTCTAAATTAGATATTGGTAAATTTGTTCTTAATTTTGATGAAGACCGTGTTTATGAAGCCTTTCCTAATAGAAAGGATTCTGTTTATGCAAAGTCAATAAAGTTTATTGTACCTTTAAGTGGAATGACACAGTCATCACCAGGTAAAAACATTTGGAGAAATTACGCATTTGTTAATGACAAGTATTATGGTATAAACTTTACTAAGATACCTAAAGGGTATATTGAGTTTAGGTATTTAGGTGGAAAGGATTATGAAAAGAAGTATTCCACTATACTTTCAATGACCGAGCATTTTATTACCTCACTCTATGAAACTCTTGTTAATCCTAATTACACTGAAGATGATTTGAAGCTTTTGGATTCTGTATTAGAAAAACACAGACATGTAATAGAGTCCTATAAGACATATAAGGCATTCAAGGAAAAGTTCCCAGATATTCATTTAATGATTGATCTTAAAACAGAAGACCAAATAGTGGAAATGTTTTATCCTCGCATAAGAGAAAAGATATTTGAGCTATTAACTAAAGCCGATATGAAAGAAGGTTTAATTAATTATGACGCCGATAGTGGTAGAATACAAATTAAGGATGCCAAGCTTATGAGATGCTTTGAAGTTAAAGGAATTGATATTGTAGATTCTGTTATTCAAGGTAATATAATTAACTGTGATATCTTTGGATGTGACATTAAAAATAGCTCAGTATTTGAATCTAACTTATTTGGAGCTACTGTAGTTGAGGATTGTAAAATTGAGGAATCTTATGTTAGCAAAAATGTAGTATGTGAAGATAGTTACGTCTTTGGTAAAAGAGGTGTATTTAGCGGTGAGATGGTAGGTGGCATATTTAGACAAGGTAGAGCTACAAATTTTGCAAGATTCAGTAAAGATACTGAAGTAATAGAGATAGAAAAAATTAAATAAAGATGGCAAACAAAAGTTGGTGTAACCCGGATGCGGCTGAATGTTTAGATGCTTTGATCAAACAGATTAATGATGACTTAACTGTAGGTTGTCAAATACCTTTTACAGTTCCTAAAAAAGAATTGGCTAGAATTATAGATAGGGCAAAGGATTACTTTTATAAAATCTATGAAGATAGTGTAGAAGAAATGTTTATTGCTTTACCTGCATCTGCTTGGGCCGAAAAGGATTTTAGACAAGGAATCAGCCATAATAGTGGAGGTAATACTTTATCAGAAGCAGATGTAAATAACTCAAGAGGTGTGGTTAAAATGCCAGATACTATATGGGCAGTTAATAATGTTTTTGAATTGAACGGTTTTTCTGGTGAAGATGGCGGCTTTGGGGATTATTCTTTTTCTGGTATGGACCCAGATTTTGCATTAGATAAATTTATATACTCTGATGTCTATGGTGCTGGTATCGGTTCGGAAGAACTTATGTATTATGTAATTAATTCTAAGTTTATTGATAATGCTAGACAGGTTTTACAGGCTCAGATTTCCTATAACTATAATAGGTTAACAAAGAAGCTTAGATTTATGGGAAAATTACCGGATCGAGGAGCTTGTGTTTTCCAGGTTTACAATACTATTCCTGATTGTAATTTATTTCAAGATGAAGCCTTTATCCGTTACTGTATCGGTATGGCCAAAATACAGCTATCTAGAATACTAGGAACTTTCCAATTTAACCTACCTGGTAATATTACTATAAACTACGATTTAATAGCTGGAGAGGGGCGTGAAGAGATTGATAGGATTGTTGAAGAGATTAAAGGCGACGAAGGTGTTGACTACTTCTTCACCGGTTAATATAATCTAAGACCCTCAAAAAATGTAGAGAATATATAATAAAAGAATATTCTCCATGATTAAGGAAATTTATAGTAGAGACATAGATGCACCTAAGTATAATGATGACATTATCGAAGTGACTGATAAGCTACAGCAACTTATCCTTAAAATAGAGAATGTATTATTTACTAGGAGAGGTGATGTATTAGGAGCCCCTAATGTAGGGTGTAATCTTGATGATCTTATCTTTTCTTTAGTGCTAAATGAATCTGTTATTGCTCAACGAATCAATACACAGATCCAAACCTATTGCTTAAACAGTAGCGATGGAAGTTTTGGAGTAGATACTAGAGTACAGTTCTATAGCACGGTTGAAAGAAATGGTGCTTTAGTAGATATTTACATTAATGAACAAAGAGTAATTGGTGCTCTATTTTAAAAATATGATAGTGAATGTCATTCTTCAGTAAAACAAGAATAAAAGCAACGGAGTTATTCTATGACGCATTTGAATATCTCCAAAGACAATACGACCAGGCCGGTGAAGTGTTTACGCCTGCGTCCCCGTTTGGTCAGATACTTACTGTAGTTGCTAACTTAGGCGAGCTTATAATGTTTTACATTGAAGCTGTTGCAACAGAGCTTAATATATCAAGAGCACGTAACATTGAATCAATCTATGGTCTTTCTAGGTTAACTGGTCACGATCCTACGAGAGGGATATCTGCACAAGGAATAATTGGTTTAAGACTAAACACCTCGGCATCAACCCTCGTAGAAGGAGATTATGTACAGATATTAAATATGGCTCCTCTTGAAATTTCTCAGAATGGCCTTTCTTATTTTATAAAATTTGACAGTGATTATATTAGATTAGAAAAGACCACTCGGCAGTTTACTAATGTTCAGCTAATACAAGGAGAACTAGAAGACCAAACCTTTACTGGTACCGGATTGGCATTACAGAGTTATAACTTAACCACAAAGGAGCCTACTGATCAATACATGGTTGAGGTTTATGTAGATGGTAAAAAATGGAAAAAGGTAGATTCTCTTTATGATATGAATAACGGTGAAGAAGCTGCTATGGTTAAAACTAGTGTAAACGGTGGCTTAACTGTTTTCTTTGGTAATAATCAATTTGGTCAACCGCCTGCATTAGGTTCAATAATTAAGGTAACATATATAAAGACAAGAGGTACTGCTGGTAACATTGGAGGTAAAAATTTAGGTCTTAAGTTTAAAGAACCTGGTACCGATCCACAAGGTAACGACGTAGATCTTAATGAAGTCCTATCATTAAACATTGTAAGAAATCCAATGTTTGGTTCAGATAGTGAAGATCCTGCATTTACCAGACTAATAGCCCCATATCAAAGTAATTCTTTTGTATTGGCTAACCCTAATAATTACATTTACTATTTAAGCAAGTATGATTACTTTTCTTTTATAGATGCATATAATACTAAAGATGATCAGTATTTAGATGATGACAATATTGTTTACCTTTTCTTAATCCCTGATATTGCTAAAAAGATAACAAGTGACACAGATTACTTTAGTGTATCTGAGGATGAATTTGTTATGACAGCAGATGAAAAAGAAATGGTATATGATATTCTTAACCAAAGCGGCAGGCAGATTGTTACAGCTGAGGTTAGAATAAATGATCCTATAATTAAAAAGTATGCTCTTAATATTGTATTAAGATACGTAGACGGTTTTGATAAAGAAGAGATTCATGCAGAGATTAGAGAAAATCTTAGTACTTACTTTATGATAATCAATAGAAGGGATCGTATTCCTAGATCTGATATAATTTCAATTATTGAAAATGTGGATGGTGTTGACTCTGTTAATGTATTCTTTATATCAGCAGAAAATGAAAAGGCAATTACCGATGGCTTTTATGTAGTTCCAGTTTATGGTACCGATCCTGTAACTGACCAAAAGGTACTTATTGAAAATAAAAAGGTACCATTAGCAGAAGGTGAAGATCCACAATTAGGGTTAGATGAATTTGGCGATGTGGTTATAGGCCCTGATGATTTAGCAATAATCAGAGGTGGGTGGGAAGATCGTAATGGAACTTACTATGAACCTATTCCACAAAAGAATACTATAAGTTCGCTTAACATATTCTTTAAAGGCGCTATTCCAAATAACCTATACAATAAAACACAACAGAGCAAGTTTAATGATCTTAAGCGAACTCGTGGAACTACAATTGCAACTTCACGTAATGCAAGAAGTACAAATACTGGAAGGCTACAGGATAGCCCAACATTGAAAGCTATAAGAGGAAAGTAATATGAATACATTTACAGAAAGAAGAAAGGGAATGCCTAGTGTTTATAAAGCTACTTATGAAGAAGGGTGGGATCTAAAAAATTTAGGTAATGACTATAACGAAAACTTAATGAAAAATTCCTTTTCAAATTACATGTTTAGGAATCATAGATTAGCCGATTTCTTAAATGATTACTTAGGACCTATTATGCTGTTTTGGATAAACAAAGTAAAGTACCTTAGAATCTATTATAACTTTGGTGTACCTAAAGACTATCAAAAAATAAATTAAGATGGCTAATAATTGGCAATATTTAAATTTCTTTGATAAGAATGGGAAGTATTATAATTTTGATTATGATGCTTCTTCAGATAAATGGACTGGTACCGTTTACCTTCCTGAGGTATCTATCGGGTTATTTGAAGTGGGTCAATTATTTATACTTGAAGAATTTATAGATTCAAATACAAGCACTAAGAAATTCGGATTCCCTCATGGTATTGAAGTACCTAGTGGAACTACAGGTGCAACTAATGGCGTTTGTGAATGGGTAGCTGAATGGCAAACATCAGACCCAACGGAAATCTTTTTATTCCAGTTTGATATGGATTTTGATACCGGAACCCAGACATCATTAGAGATGGAACAGGATGGGCCACCACTAGAAATCATAAGTGCATTAGACATTCCATTAGATTATGATCCTACAGAAACAGTAGACCCAAGCGGATTAACCATTACAGATAAGATTACATCAGAGGCATTACAAATTAATTTTGCAATCAGATCTGAAACTGAAAATACTTTTAAAAGAACTCTTTTAATTAAGGATAAGTGTACTGATGCAGTTATTGCAGAAATTTTAGTATGGGGTGAAACTGTTGGAGAAGATGAGCGCTTAAAGGTTATGACACAGAATATGGGTTATAATATATTGGAATCTGATAGTAGTGTATTTAGAGATACTAACATTAAAGAACTATTACCTGATTACATGGAGGTTAACCTAAAGAGAAAGGAGATAATGTTAGAAGGTTCTAATGTATACCCTTTCATAGGTTCATATAAAGGTTTGGTAAATGCTATTAAGTTTTTTGGTTATGATACATTACAAGTAAAAGAATTCTGGAAAAATGTAGATGCAAATTCTCCACAGTTTGGAAAATATGTTCAAGGTAATAACATTAGTGTATTTGATCCAACTGTTAATTATAATGACAAGAGTATAACTTTACCTAATAAGAGGTTTAGAAAAACTAGCCTATTTAGTCTTGTTTATAGAATCAATAATATTGTACCTGATAAATATGATATTGAAGATTTACCAATAACTGAAGAAAACTTTGATTTTACTATTGAAGAAATCTTAATTAAGCTATTCGGTCTTAAGAAAAAATTAGAAAAAGAATTCTTACCACTTAATGCTCATATTAAGGATATTACTGGTGAGGCAGATTTCTTTGGTTTATTGGAGGTAGTAAATACAATAAGTAGAAATGATAAGAGAGAAATAGTTGCTGGTATAGATGCAAATTTTAAACTGTCAACTGATGATTGTATTTACATAGAAGATCTTAGAAGTTTTTCTTCTTTTTGTTTGGGAAGTGAAGCAATAGTAGATGAAGCCATTGTTAATTTCTGTAATGCTTATGTAGCCCCTTTCACAACTGGTGTTGGTAGAAATATTATAGCAGGCCCAGTTAACACTGGAACTATATACCCACCACCGCCTATAGGACCTGATTTTAATGATCCTATGGGAGCACCGTTTGATGGAGCCAATGTAACAGTGCAAGCATTGGCTGATGCCTTCGTTGGATACTTTACTAGGTATGCCCCTAAGTTAAATAAAATAGGTGCATGGCCCGATGGCGAATCTTCTTGGTATCTACCTGACAAACCTGGAATTCCTGTTGGTGCATTAACAACATTAGAGAATACTTCATTTAATACATTAACATGGAACAATATTGACTTAACATGGAATCAATTAAATGATGCCAATAAATTCTTTTCATTTGATATAGACCCACAAGGTATAGCAGCAGGTGACATATTTACAATCAATGATCCTGACACTAATACAGGTGCAACATATACTGCTGTTGGTGGAGATACTGATACTGATGTAGTTAATAATTTATATAGTCAATTGATTGCTCTTAAAACTTCATTTGTTGATCCTTGGGTATTTTGGGATATAAGTAAAGAGAATACTGTTACTGGTGATGTGGTTAGAGTATTCGGCCAAAACGTAGATAGATTAAAAGTAACATGTCAATCTGTTGTTGGATCACAATTATTATTTAAGCAGTTACCAGGGGAGACTTTATTTACCTGGGATGCTATTGAGCGTGGAAATTTTGATGAAATAGAATGGACTATATTTAAAGACGAGACTGATATATCTCCTGCATATTTTGAAGTCATAAGAGGACCTATTGCAGACTATAGCAAATTACCTGTAATCTTACCTTATGTAGGAACCTATACGGTTGAAATGAAATTATATGATTTGTATAATAACATATCTTCTAAGGTTAAGACTGATTTTATTTGTGTTGAAAGCAGGGAGGTTGAATACTCAGGTTGGTATCAATCACGTAAAGAAAATTATACATGGTCAAGCGAAGGAAAATTTAAGTGGAATGATTATGGTTCATACTGGAATTTGCCTATAGAGCCTGCAATTACTTGGGAAGAAGAAACTCCTAGCCTATATGAATCGTTAGATCGTGTTAATGCTATACTGAATAATTTTGGATTAGGGTCATCTCCTGACTTCCAATTACTTAATTACCAAGATGATGGTAAGGCTAGTTTTTCAGGACCGTATTTCTGGGATAACTTAGATATAGGAGGTTGGAATGATACCTATCACTTATGGTGGGATATGACTAGTACAACCGGGGATACACCGGCGTTTTTCCAATTTTCTGAAGTAATACCTGATACTTATCTTAAGATCACTGACACTAAAGGTAATACTGCCGAGCATTATTTTGATTTAAGTACTACTACATTGGCACAAGCTGCATCAAGTTTAAATGTTAGTAAAGATCCTATCATTAATAAGTATGTTTATAATGTAGTATATGATGCAAGCAATAATCAAAAATTTATACAAGCTGTATGTAGATATTTTGGAGTACATGGTGATTGGACATACATTGATATTGTATATGCAGATGGTAGTAGAGTATGCCCATCTACAGGAAATACTGGATCAACTGGATCTACTGGATCTACTGGGTGTCCTAGTTTAATTTATAGAAAAGGATTACATAAAGCAAGTAACCCAACATGGAATACTGCTAAGTTTATAAATAACGGAAAGACATTACCTAAGATGACTTGGTTGATGTTTGTTTATGATAAATGTAAGATACCTGGTAAGGCTAATCCTAGATGGATAATTAAGAATACTACTAACTCTAGAGTGGCCGATATATATTTTGAGAGTAAATACTTGACTTATCTGTTTAAGCATCCAGGTAAATATGAGATCACTCTTGAACTTACAGACACGAACGGGAATAAATATAAAAAGGGTAGGAATATCCTGGTAATAAAATAACAAAGAAATGGCAATTAGCGTAACAGAAATTCTTGGAACAGATTCATTATCCGGATCTAGACTGGTATTAAACGATAACTTTAATATCTTGACAAGTGAGATTAATGCAATGGAGGTTTACTTTAACCCAACTGCTGGTACTATTACTAATCTTAATGATCTTAAAACAGAATCATTAAGAGTTGGTTTGAGTACAATCTACTTAGACATTAATGCATCCACCTTTGATGTTTTAACCAATGTTAATATGACAGGAAATCTTAACCTTAACGGTGGAGGTTTGGTTAGAAACGATGTGGATCCACAAACATTAAATGATACTTTTGCTGGAGGATCACCTATTAATGTTGGAACAAGCACAGCAGTTCCACCGTATACTATTGAAAGAGTAGGTAATTCCACAGGTACAGCTATTACAGTTTTACTTAATGATGGTGTCATTGGTCAAGAAATATTCTTTGTCTATTCTGAAGCACAAACTGGAGCAGTAGATATTAAAGGTGCAGTTAATCCTTTAATTCTTCCTGGTGCAGGCGGTACACCAACCTTGACATTAGATGCTCAAGGTCAATCGGTTCACCTTGTATGTGTTGATGATGGAACAGGAAATGGTGATTGGTACTTAGTTGGTGGAGTAGGATATACAATTAGTTAATAAAAAGAAAGTAATACATGGCAACCACGCCTTTAATTAAAACGCCGCAGGCTGAAGGAGGTACTTTTTACACCTTCTCTTCTTCTGCACGAGATTTATCAAAGACACTTAATAATGACAGCCTTAAGTTAGTCTTTTCTAAGTTTGTGCTTTTGAATTTGCCTGACTTTGATAGACTTGATCCTAATACATTTAGTAATTATGAAAACTATATGCAATTTGATACCATAGACGGTATGATTGCAAGTGGTGGGTTAAAAGGAGATCCTAATGTTAACTTTACAGAAAGCCTTCAAAATTATGCGCTAAATTTAGAAGAGTTAATTATAAGTGATGCAGGATATGATAATACTATCCAAAGATCTGTTGCCGAACGTGTTTTCTTTAAGTGGCTAAAAGAAACTGGTGCTATCCGATTTAGAGAAGCCACTAATCTTGAAAAAACACCAAGTATTACAAGGCCTTTATTTGTTGAAGAAGATCAACAGTTAACAGGACCTAGACAATATAGAAAGGTTGTACAATACATAGGAGATATTGATATTGTTAATAATGTTGATAAAGCAGGAGAAGCTTACACTGAACTTTATATTAATGTTCCTACTGAAGTTGGTAAAACTCCAACTGTTTTGTTTGACTCAATTTCAGATTTAAATTACCAGCCTAGTTTAAGAATACAAGGCAAGGATGAATTTATATTAGGTAGAAATGCTAGTACAATACATCCACAAGGGTTAAGTATTAATGCATTCTATGATTATGATCAACCTCTCTTAGGCCCAGGTATTAACGGTGGGTATACCGATCCCAATGCAAACTGGATGAATGAGCCTAATCCGCCAACATCAACAGATTCATATTTTACTGAACCTGGTTCGTTTATTAGTGCTAACAATGCTAACATTAGAAAATACCCGGCAGATTATGGAAGTCCTGCTGGATATAGTGGATCTGCTTACGTTAGATCTGAGCTTGATGGTATCTCAGTAGACTTCACACCAGGTGATTATGAGCAAATTGCATCGGACCCTACAATATCTACTATTGCACAATTTAATGGAACTGATCTTGCAGGTACATTTGAATTTAATACCGTGTTGGTCTATTATGATTTAGTTGATACAAGTAATACTTCAAATACGGTTACTAACCTATACGGTATTCTTCTTGTTGATAACATTACTCCAACAACTGATGGTGGTTACATTCAGAGATATCCTAAGTTTAAACCAAATAAAGTTACCGGGCAAAACGGAAACAGTTATGGATTTAAAATTAATTTACGATTTGATGCTTCACCAGGAACGGCCGGTATCGACACAATCGTTAATGACTATAATACATTTTCAATGCAGCTCTTCAGTGAAGCGACTGCACAATTACAAGAATCTGCAAAAATATTCCAGACGCAGCAATTAGAAATATCAAAGATTGACCAAAAGGTACAATCTCTAGAAAATCAAATTGCCAACGTATCCGATGTGACTTCATTACAGGCTCAGATTAACAGTGTCCAGGATCAATTGGATGCAGCTAATCTTGCTTTTGCTAATGATACTGTTTTGTTAGATCTTATTGCTAAAAACTCAGATGAAATACAGGCATTGGCTACAGGTAATGTACCAATTACTTTACAGTATAACACTGATGTAATTAGACAAGGTACTGGTATTAAGGTTGATACTAACACACCTAATCTTGTTACTATTTCATTAGCAACACAGGAATACAATTTTATGATACCTTACAACGCAGATGAGGTTACTATAACAACTGCTAACCCTCTTGATCTTAATCAAGCAATTCCACAAGTATTTGCTGATTTAGTTACTTATACTAATATGTTAAGATTAGATACTGTAAATCAAGCAGGCGGTGATTTGAATATTTACATTGATGATACTGATATACAATGGAAGACTGGTCAAACTCTTAGATTAACATTCAATAATAATCTTAATATAGGTTCTAGGAATATTCGTGTTTGGACTGATGCACCAAGTAGACTAAATAACGGTTCATTTGGAGTATCTATGGGAGTCATTACAAACTCTGATATTACAGAGAAACCTATAATTGAATTTATATGTACAGAACAAGGTACTCTGAATTTCGTATATGATATCATTAAATAAATAATAAAAGAACGTAAAGATAATAATGGCTGAAAATAATTCTATATCAACTCTCTTACCTGAACTTTTAAGGTTATTCAATAATTCTTTAGAAAGTTTTGAGAAGGTTAATCAGGCCATTACTTCTAGTAATGAATCGGTTACTATCAATATTCAAAATAATGATGGTACAAATTCCAGGGTTACTATTCCTAGTTTCGGTTTTCTTAAGAACTCTGTAGATAGACTTCAATCTAATATTAATACAATTACTAATGTCAATGGTTCGAACAGTTCAATTAGACTTTCCGATGGTACATTTAGAAAATTAGTTTTAGCAAAGTTACCAACAGAAGCAAATAGCTTAACATCTATTAATTCAATTGAAAACTTTAACATTAAACCTAATTGGTTTTTTGAAGAGTTAATCAACCCACTCTTATACATTTCATTTGATTTAACTGGACAGGTACCTATTGATACTGAAAGAGCAATCATACAAAGATTTATTCTTAATACCAATACACAAGCTAAAGTTAATTACTTTACTAATAATTTTGAAGGTCGGGCAGACATTAATTATGATACCTTTTTACAACAAATTGTAGAGAGAAATATTTCATATGTATTGGATGAAGCTGTTGTTGATCTACCACCTAGAGTTAAAAGATATACTGGCAACTTCAGCGTCGTTAGAATATCAGATGCCACTGTTACAGAGGAAATTAACGGTGTTACGGTCACTTCTCAAAAGAAACAATATAAACTAAATAAACTTTTTTATACTGATGCAGAGGCCGATTTTGACGACACGGTACAGCTTGCAGTAGGAGATAGTCTTGAGGTTATTACCGATCCTATTAATACAAGATATAGAATTACTAAAATTGATTCTAGTACAAATACAGTTATATTGGAATTGGTTGAAGGATCCGAGCCTATTAGAATTGGTGCTGACATTTTAAAAATATCTTCTGCATTAGAAGATAATGTACAGGTTGATGTAACGGTAGGATTTAATGAAAGATGTGTTACTTTCGTTAAGCCTATAGATCCAGATTCAAAAATTCCATCTGTTAATTGGTCACCGGGTAGTGCATTTTATACAAATACATTAACTACCATAAATGCCGCAGGTGTAGAACAGACTTTAGCTGAATATTACCAACAGAGTGCAATTGATTTTGGTTCGATGCTATTATCTTTTGCTGATGATAAGATTCCAACAACAAGGGAGGGTATTATTCCAAATGCGCCTGAATTGACGATTGACGATTTTAATGTTAAGTTAATTAATGGGCAAGTTAGTGATTCTCCAGCAATTATAGAATTAACAGATTTAAATAATCAAAAGAATACCATTGAAGCTACTCTTAAAGAATTAGATGGTGCTATAGCACAGAGTAGAACAAAGATACAAACAACTAATTATTCTACTGAGGTTGAAAGAGATGCTGATAAGAATGCATTACAAGGTTTAATTACAGAGAGATCTTCGCAGGCGCAACTGTATTCATCCGTTGTAAAGGAGATAGATGCTAAATCTAAAGATAATTCAGTATCAAGCATAACACCTAAATATAGGGCTAGAGGTTTTTGGCCAATGCCACAGGAAAAATCTACACCAGCTACCGGTACACAGTCAATCGTTAAGTTTAAGATAAGATACCGATACCTATCAAGTGATGGTGCAGCCAACCCGGTAGATCAGTTTACTTTTACTGATGGGTCTGGAAAAAGCCAAGGTGCATTTTCTAATTATAATATAGTTGAAAGTACCCTTAGGCCTAGAGAAAGAAACCCAATCACAGGTACATATGAATGGATTGCAATTGATGCAGATAATGCAGATTCAGTAAATATTAACCAGTTAGACATACCAATTAGAAAGGGTGAACAGGTAGAGGTACAGGTTAAATCAATAAGTGAAGCAGGATGGCCATCAAACCCATTAGAGAGTTCTTGGTCTAATCCAGTTATAATTCAATTCCCAGCTGACTTAAGTTCGGATAATGCAACCGAGGCAATACTAAATCAGAACCAACAAGATTTGGCTAAAGTAAGTCTTGAAGAAGATCTAAATGCAAAAGGTATTGACCAGCATTTAAGTAGTTCATTTACTGCAAACGAAACTTATTTTGCTCACTCAACACCGGTTATTGCATCAGGTTTCTTATCTGAGAACCAAACGCCAATTGATCTATTTACTAAGCTACAAGAAATGCAAAATCGTTTAGACGAGTTTGCTGAAATACTTAGAAATGCTCAAGGTAATTTGGTTGTTACTTTAATTGATGATCAAGGTAATGTAACTAACCTTAAGAGAAATTCTTTAACTAAAGTTTTTGCTGGTTTTTATTCCCAAGAAGTATCTAACCTAGATGATCCTAGAGGGGCTATTATATCTAAAACATTCTTTATTAACTTAGCCAATAATGAACAAACTGGACTAAGATTAATTTCTAGGATTGCCGGTAACAGAGGCCGCATGGTTAAACAATCAGAAAATCCTAATTACACAATAAGTGAGGTAACTGGGGGTAGTACTATTTTACCTGCTACTTATTCATGGTTAGATAACAGTTCGGTTAATCAAAGTAGTGGTGTTGCAACGTTTACTTCAGACGATGCTGATTATAATACTGTTAGAAAATATGACCTAACACCGGTTCTTTTGACTAATCCTACTGTGGATGGTAACTGGAGTTACGGTCAGACCACATCTTTAGCACCTTTCCAATCAACACAGAATAAAAATCAATTTATTAATAGTAGATATAGCGATGTTTCTTCTGAGGAAAACTTTTACAATTACCGCAACCCAGACAATGACTTTACATTTAATTTAGATTCTGCTGAAAATTTCTACGGTAGAGATACAGGGACAGTTTCAATTGATCCGGCTGAATTTATTTGGGGTGGTGGGTTTGATGCTACTGGTGCACCAACAACCGCAGGGACTTACCCAATTGCTACTGGTGACGAAACACTAGAGATTCATATTACTCACCCATATATACAAAATTTGGATGCATTTAGAGCTGCATATATCCAATTTACAGGAGATACTACAACATTAGGAAATGTAGGAGACCCTATACCAGGTGCTTTAGATTGTACTTCTAACGGTAATGGTACTGCTAATGTTTTATTTAGACATTCAAAATTTATTCCATTACAGTCTGATCAGGCAAAGGGGAAGCAACAGGCAATTTACCTAAATGAAAATATTGTTGAATTAGAAACATTAACAACTACAGGTGCTTTAGCTGGGCAAAGCTTTACAACAGGTCAATTAATTCAACCTAGCCCTTCATTGACCGCATCATCTCTTATTGCATTAAAAAGTGTTAATGGCGGCGCTGGGTATAGTAGAAATGTTAAAACTGCGTTTGAAACATTTGATCAATATACTTTAGGTAAAGAAAGTTGCGGATCTTATCTGTTCATTTCTTCAGATGACCATAACAATATTCAAGTAGGTGGTGATTCAATACAGTCTGCTACGATTGTTGGATTTGGTCAACAGAATTCTATAAATATCCCGATGGTATTTCAATATAGAATGACCGATTACTTTGGAACTGGTTCTGGTAGTGCAGGTGGATTTGGAAATATTGCAGGTGATAGTACAGGTTCAACGGTTAATGTTACTTATGCAAAAAGAATAGGATTTGATATATTCCCTGATAATCAGGATGTCTATCAATATGATGTTGAGGTGTTTGCTAAATTCCGTTCAGATAACCTTAATTTAGATGTATTCCCATCAAAGACAGTTACCAAAGGTTTAAATGATTTAGAAAAAGTTTTAACTAAGTTAAGCCCTTCTGTTACTGCCACTAGAGTAAATGATGTTGTTAGATCTGGTGGATCTTCTAGCCGTGGTGGTATAACGCAAGGGTTTGCGCAAGAAGGCAGTTCCTTTTAATCTTTGATTTTCACTTCCATCTTGGTGAATAAATAAAAAAAGTGAAAATTAAATGGCCGAAAGACTTTTTGACAAAGCATCGTATAGTATTGTTAGAACTAATCCTAAATTAACAGCTAATGTTAAGTTAGTTAGTAACGGCGATAATCTTTACTTAGAATCATTCAGTGCAAATACTGAATTGGCATCTTCTACATTTAAAGCATTTAAGATAAGTGGAAAGGATACTTATGATAAAGATGTCTTTAGATTTTTTCAAGGCGGTAAATTTCCTACCGATTTAGCTTACGAAGTTTTCCAAGAATATCAAGACGTTTCGGTCTTATCTCAGTATCAGAATCAATATGAAATGTTCTATTCAGCCGGTACAAGATCAGTGTCTTCATTGGCATATACTGAGGATCTAGGTATGTTAGCGCCTTTATGGCTAAATGAACAAATACCCAATTACTTTGTTGTATTTAGAATTGATAATCCTGCAGCCGTTAATAACATTAATGCTGAATTAGAAAACGCAGATTATCTTAATGCACAAACATCAGCTAATTTTACAAAAAATGTATTAGAGAATTGTACAGCAATTAAAACATTTGACTTAAGCTCTAATAGTTTACTTGGATCTTATATTAGAAATTACCGTAACCTAGAATCGTTCCCTAAGTCGCCGTTGACCGTTAGCTGGAGAAAGGATGAACCGATACAGTGGAATGGTATTAATTATAAGAAAGGTGGCTTTACCTCAGCAGGTAGCTATTCATACGATGATCTTGTTGCACAGGATTCAACGATTATTCAAAATGAATTTTTCTTTACTCAAGGATTTGAAAGAAACGGTGTTCTTTTAGCAAACTTAATTAACCTTGAATTTTTGTTTTCCGATAAAGACGCGCCTGATTATTCTATTAATAGATATTTTGGATTATATGTAAATGAAGTAGAAGAAGGTAGGTTTGATATATCAGGAGAAGGCTTCTTTAAGAATACCGAAAAGACACAGCTACCGAAAATTAAAACTATCCAAGAAGTATCTGAACAATTAAACACGCCGTTTGAGATTGAAAATAGTAACGGTGTATTAGTTTTTCTTGACCCTTCAAAAACTACAACCGTTACTGGTCTACCCACCCCTAATAGAGTTAATGAAGTTGAATCCATATTTTATGTTAAAGATAAGAATAACGACTTTCATACTATCAAGAAGGGTTCAACTTGGGGAAATAATCAAATAAGATTGTTTGACAAAACGATTGATATATCAAAACTTGCAGGGTTTAAAACACCTGATACCTATGCCAATGCTAGCATAATACAGAGAAAAGGGCAATCAACATGTAGCTTTAAGATTACTAATGAATTAGTGGATGGTTTTAAGATTACTTTTTATGATAGCAATAATAGAGTTGGTGAAGTGGCTGCTAGTTCAATCGAAGTACCTAATGTAGGACAAAGTAAATATCATTTCTTTAATCCTAATGGAACCCCGCAAGAAATTGCAAAAGCCATAACAAATGCTATAAATATAGGTATACCTAAAGAGAAGAGATTCTTTGAAGCTTCATATAATAATGATACGGTTTATGTAGAGTCAAGATTTAGTGGATCAAGATTTAATAGACTTAATTTTGAATTAGATTTTACTGATTATCCGTTAATGGTTAATGCTATATCAACCTACCCATCAACATCGGTAAATAATCCTAATGAAAACTTTGTAGGTGGAAATGACGTAACCGGTTCTTTACTTAAAGTTACAGCAGGAGATCAGGATCGGTTCGTAAAAGGTAACTATGTTCAGTCTAAAGATGGATTTGCCCAGATAGGTGATTGGGTGCCTTATTTAGAGGAGCCGATAAAAAACAGTAGTGGTAAAATTATTGGTTATAATAATATTGACACGAATGTAATTATAACTCTTAACGATAATCAAATTGAAACTACGCGAAGTGGTCAAGTTGCACTGTATTCTGATTATAGACCTTCGTTTGGTAGATTTTCAATATTTCCTATAAGAGATTTTGACTATGATTTCTATAGCACAATGTTTAGCCAAATGGGTGAGCTATCTTATGAAGAATACTACTACAAAAATAGCTTATTTGGGCGAAGTAATCCTGAAATTAGAGAGTTTTATTATGATGATGGTGGCTTTGCTACACTTATAGGATTGCTAAAAGACTCAGATCCAGATCAATCTTTTGATTCTATTATTAATTCTGAGTATGATAGGCTTGAAGAAAACTATTTAAAACAACAGGCCGTTGCATCTAGAGTAATCCCTTACATAAACAAATGGTCATACTTAAATGACGGTAAGAATGTTAGAAATCTTCCGTATAGTTTAAACTTAAGCGAAGCATTCGGGCAAAATAATTTTGCGCCGTCAAAATATTCTATAGGGCAAGATCCACTAGGCTTCACACATGAATGGTATTACTTATGTGAGTTTCCTGATTATTTTGATAATGAAGCCATTAAGAGTTCATGGAGTTATATAGATAATGCACCAGTAGATTCTACTGAAGAAAATCCTTTCACAGGTTCAGTATATTCACCAGGTACATTCCAGAAAATTGACAAGGATTACTTTAATGATTACTTTATAGTTGATAAGTTTACTACCGGCGGTCAGATAAACTTAATAGATAAGCAACTTAGATATGGGAGATTTAGTGGAGGCGATGAAAAGAATTTTGCTGAAGCTTTTTTAAGAGGTGTTAGAATAATTGCAAAACCAAAAGCAGATATAAACAAGAAACCTAACTTTAATGCAAAATCATTATCATATGTTAATGATGGTAGATTTAATGATTATAGGTTTTCGGTAATGCTTATACCAAATGCACCTGATAAGCCTGAGACACAAATTAAATTTATCAAGAATGATAAGTGGAAAACTGTTGTAATGTTAATCTTTCTTACACTAGAAAACAAGTGTGTTAATAAGGGTTCACAGAGTATTGATAGAACGGTTTTGTATTCATTTGAAAGTGATTATCAAACACAAGACTGCCAACCTATCCAGGTATCAGGACAAGGATATTTATATGAGCGTGGTATCGTACAGGGTGCAATAAGCTTTTTAGCTACTTCATTTAATCCTACGGTACAAGCCTATCTTGTACAGGGTGTGGTTGATGTAAATGGTATACCTCCTAGATTTTTGCGTGATATTACAATAGGTAGTGATGGACAATTTAATCCAATAAAATTTGAAATTGGATCCGACATATATGAGATTAGTGGAATACAGAGGGTTGTTTCTGATTCACAGTTTTTTGCTACAACCATTACTCTTAACGGGTCCCCTTATATACCTGGTGGCCCAACCCCTAGTTCGTTGGAGTTATTAGAATCAAGTTACTTTACGGTCGGCGGCGGTTTTAATGCATATACGTCTAGATTAACCGATGTTGGCTTTGCTTCTATTTTTAAAAATGTTAATCAAGGTGCACCTAATATTGTCTATGAAACTATTGATAAAGAAGGTAATAGGATCCTAGATAATAATGGAGATTTAGCACAAACATTTTCTATTGAACTTAGAGCACAAGAAGATATTATTAAATCTGTATACATTGGTGTCTTACCGGATCCTGCCAAACCTACAGTGTTTAACTTGACTGATATTATTGGATATGACTTATCATTACAAACTAAACCTAGAGTTACACCTATTGGTAGACATGCCGGTTATTATGAGCCAACTTCGTTAGATATATTCTTCTTTAGAGACCCTTATATTAATATTGACTTTGATACATCTACTGGAACAGGTAGCACTGGAACGGGTAGTACTGGAACGGGTAGTACAGGTGGTCCAATACCTGATGAAGTTTACAAGTATAAAGTTATGGAGTTGTGTAGATATGCAAACACACAATTCAATAGTAGCGACACTGAAAGGTTTGGACAAATTAGAAATCTTTTTTATCATAAAGTTAATGAGGAAGATCCTTCAACAGTATTAGAGCTTTCTACTGATAGCGCATACTTAAGTTTATATCCACTTATTAATGAAGTAGGTATTTTTAGTAGAGATTTTTATACATTCTCTTCAAACTGGGAACCTGCATATTTTAGAAAGAGTATTGATAAATCCCAAATACAATCAGTTATTGGTACAAGAGCAATGACTGAAAGAAAATCATTCTTTGGTTCTAAGTATTTAAAGGTCCCACAACAAATTGAACTTGAAACTTTTATACATTCTGAGGAATTTATTAAAGATGCTATTAAACAACCGTCTCTTATAGAAGGTAACTTTATGACAGAGGAAAATGATACTTATGTTAAGTTCTATATGTTTATTCAGAAGAGACTAATTGAGTATCTCTTTGGACCTATTAAAGAACAGTTTAAAAAGTATATTAAGCCTGAATTTAGTTATGCAGATATTGAAACTTTAGATGATGATGTTGAAAGATACATTAGACAAAATATCTTACAATTATACAAAATAGCAAATGTTGATTTTTACGTTAAGAGTACTAGAGAAAATCTACCGTTAAATTATTCAACTGCTGCATTAACAAATTCGGAAAAGGCAGCCAGCGGATTAACTATTAACACGGCGGTTGGATCAAAGCTACTTAATACCAACCTATTTGATCTGAGCCTAATATATAACAAAAGGACAGGGTTTACTGAATCATTTGGGTTTAGTATAACTATAGTTAAAAAATAAGAACAAAATGGCAATAACAATACAGGAATTACTTGCCTCCGATACTATTTCGCAAGTAGTTGATAAGATCAATTTTAACTTTGATCAATTACTACTTAACGGCGGTGGGCCAGTTGGACCTGCTGGACCGTTAGGACCTCCAGGACCTATAGGCGGTAGAGGAGAAAGAGGAACTGAGTGGTATGAAGGTACTGCCGATCCTAATGTTGTGCCACCTACTTTAACCCCGCTAACTGCTGATTACTACTTACAGAGTAACGGTGATGTATGGGAATTTACAGGATTAACTTGGACTAATACTGGAATAAACCTAGTAGGACCAGCTGGTCCTTCTGGTGCATCAGTTGGGTGGTCACAGTTTGGAAATAACCCATATCCTAATTATGCAGCTACTTACCAAAATGTTTTATACCCAGCTCCAATAACAACAGGAATAACAGTTAGTAACCAAGGTGTTGCTGCTACTCTAATAGGCGCGGTTGGCCCAGGCGATGTTTCTGCTAATCCAGGAATTCCATTTACTCCTGCATTCCAGCTTAACAATACAATGGCTGGTAGTATCGATGCATCTGTCGTAAGTATGCTAGTTCATCAAAAAGATAGTTCGGCGTCTGCGATTAAATTTATGGGTGGTGGGGCAGTTGCTGCTGATAATTATGAACAATCGGCTTTAGCTAATCTATCTTCAATAGGTTTAGGTATTGATGATTCTATTGTTATAAATGTACCTAAATCTGTTACAGGAACAATTGGATCTTTACAAGATACTTATGGATTTAACCTCTATACTTTACAAAAAGGACAAAGTTTTAGGGCAGGTAGATCAATTTCATTTACTACTGGTACTCTGGGGCCTACTCTTACAGGTCCGCTTGATGTATCTGATTTTACTATTAATCTAAATGTGGTTAATTCATCTAAGCTTCCTAAATATGAAATGAATATTTTAGGTAGCAAGGATGCATCTATTTCTGCAGGTAATGTTACGTTGCCAGTCGCAACACTTAAAGAAGGTAGCATTGTACTTGATAGTGGTAAGGTGAAGCTAATAGCAAAAGACCTAGTTAATATAGAATCTTTAAGTGGTGAGTGGAATTTCCCAGGACTTCAATCTGTGCCTATTACACCAGCCGGTTTATTAGGTATAAGTTCTAGTGGTAAACTAGGAACACTATCAACAGGTGGTAGTTTTAGCCCAGGTATACTAGGCTGGAACGGCACAAGCTTAACATCCGATACTGGCACTAATAATAGAATAGTTAGATGGGATGGTACTGCAGGTATACAATCAAGTACATGGGAAATACAGGATACCGGTGCATTGGTAGCCATGTCAGGAAATAAGTTTATTGGTGATGATGGATCAGGTATTGAGAGAATCTATTTTGATGGTAATGTTGATAATAGAATAGCATTAGAAGACGTACCGACTGGGGTTAGTGGGTTAAGCAATAGAATTCAGATTTATGTAGAAAATACAGGTAATGAAGCCAGAGGATTAACTGTGACGCAAAATGGTGTTTTTGTTGGTTACGGTAAAACTGGCACAGGATTAAGCATGATTAATTCTGAGTCAGTGATGAGTATTAAACCTATAGGCTCAGGAAGTGCAGCAACGGCTTCATGGATAGAGTTTGGTACACCCGGTTCGGCTACAGCGACATCGCCTACAATAATTGGACCTATAGCTGGTTCATCAGCACCTGCCTCAAGAGATATGTTAACTATTAAAGGTGGGTCGGGAAGTCCACTTGCTACTGGTTTTGGTTTATCAGGTATAGGTCGTCAGGTAGCTATTTTAGGTGGTGATGCTACAGCTTTACAAAGTGGTGGGGATGTTTATATATCTGGTGGTATAAAAGCGTCTGCAATTTCGTCTAATGGTAGAGTTATATTGGGGTACGAGCCGTATGGCTCTACATATCAGTATTCATCCCATGTTAACTTCGGTGATTCTAGCGGATCCAGCAGGGGTTGGGTTTATATCAAACAACCAGCTGATGCTGATATTCCAATTACCGCGCAAAGTTATACTTTAGCAGTATCAAGTAATCATTCATCAGTACAAGGCGATGCAAGAAACGGTGCTGTTAAATTTACAAATAGTACTGATGATAAAGCAATAGAATTTCATACACAGGTAGGTACTGATGATTATTCACCACTGTCTAATGATAATGATAACATTATTATTAATAGGGGTACCGCTACAGCTGCTGGTACTAATGGGTTAGTTATAGCCCCTAAATCCAGACCTGTAGGTATAAGAATGGATGCTGATGATGACAAGTTACAACTACTTTCGTATGGTGTTAATGAAGCCACTAATTATAATGGGCAACAGTTTACTTGGTATGCGGAAGGTAATATTCATATAGATCACACCAGCGCGATCACACCGCCTTCAACACCATTATATGCATCTAACCCTGAGAGAACTAGAGGTATTTTTGCAAGTGGAGAATTTGGACCATCTAATACAATTACGGGTGGAGGTTCTATAACAGGGCAATGGATAAGAGTAGGTCGTAATGTTACATTTAGCGGAACTGCTACGACTAGTGGATCTAATGCTACTCAGCGTATATGGCCATTACCGCTTAAGCCATCATCAGGCAACATTACAGTTCTACACGGAAGTGGTACACTCTTTTCTGGTGCAGGTGGATCTTATGCATTTCGGATGATGCCAGTAGAAGCCTTCGCTGCTGGTACAAATGGGTTAGCCTTTAAATGGGGTAGTGGTATTTGGGTCGGGAACCCATACGCAAGTACCGTTAGTAATAATGGTAGTGGTGTTAGATTTACAATACAATATATGTTACCATAATGAATAAAAAAGAAAGAAAAGAGCTTAAAGAATTTGTAGACAGGTATAAGGAAATTGAAACTTCTATTGACCTAATGCAAAAGAGTATTGAAAGTTTGGCGGAAAAGAGAGATAGTCTTTTTACTGAGCTTGAGCAAATGAAAGGAAAGGAAAAAAAGTTTATGGATAGCTTAATAGAAAAATACGGAGAAAGTAATGTTACTCCTTATAAGCTATTACAGATCTATGAAGAGGGTATATGATAATACTTAAAAACATATTAAGCGTAATTACTGATCCTAAAAATACTAGAATGTTTTTACTAGGTGGTATTGTTGTGCTATGTATTTTGTTTTTAAGACAGTGTCAAGCTACGACTGAAGCTAAAGGAGAAGCTACAAGAATAGAGAATAATTGGAAAGCTTCACTGGATGAAATTGAAAACTACATTAATGAGAAGGGTAATGCTGAAGCTGAGATCATGGCACTAACCTTAACTATTGATGAGCTAGGGAAAACACTTGAGTATGAAAAAAATAAACCACCTATTACAATAATAGAAACCAAGACTGTTATTAAGGAGGTTATTGTTGAAGTACCTGTTACCGTGGTTGATACTATCATTGGTAATTTTAGTTCAGCATTTCAAATTAAGGACTCTGCTACTTGGGGTAATAGCTCTAGAGAGATTGGTATTATTGTACCTTATGAAGCACATGACAGTACAATAGATCTAGGTAATGCTACTATTGATCTTAACCAGAACATTTGGTTAACTGCTTCTATATTGAGAGATAGAGAAACCAAAGAGGTTTTTGTAAATCTTGAAACTGATTACCCAGGAACAACTTTTAATAGCGCACAAGGAATACTAATAGACCAAACGAGTAAAGGTTTTTTAGATCTCCAAAAACAAAATAGAAAAACATTAGGCATTGGATTACAGCTAGGCGTTGGGTATGGCAGCAATGGATTTACACCGTATGTAGGTATAGGTCTAGGTTATACTCCTAAGTTTTTGCAATGGTAAATAAATAGTTAGAATGGAATCATCTAAGTTTATACAAATATCAGACGGTATACTTATTGAGTATATTTACACTAGCCAGTCTAATCCAACAGAGTTTAGTACAGCAACATACCCTATTGAGATCATGAGAGATGGTCATACGGGTGGTAGTTACTTATTTAATACTGATGCGGTTGCAGCTGAGATGGGTAACTATCGTGATATATCTGTAGCTGCCATCAATGAAAATAAAACACAGTATGCTTATTTAGATACTGACATAGGTGTTCCTTATAATGATTTTGACCCACTCTTAACAGATAGTGCAAGTCTTTTACAATCTTTTAGCCCACAGCAGCTGATTGCATATGATAAGATAAGGGTCCATTTTATTTCAGGATTTAGCTTTACTGGATTTGATGGAATTATTTTTGAAACACTAGTTCCTAGAAGAGATGGTAAGATGCTAAACTTATCGTCTATAAATTTCTTAAAGACGGATACACCTGTATTTAATCCTGATCCAATTCTAATTAATGACAAGTTATATGCTACTTATATTGAATGGCGTGTACCTTCTCTTTACTTTATGAATAATGGATTTAATAATGCTGTACCTAACGGTCTAGGTTATAAGTTAACAGAAGGACAAGGCTTTTTAGGTACTCCTACTATTACACTTAAGGCTACTGGGATTTATGAAACTATAGTTGAAAACAGTTATAGCTATTATAATGTAGAAGAAATTAATTCAGTTACTATTGCAAACAGAGACATCTATGATGATCTTTATGCAAGTGTGGTTGAATCGGATAGTGGAGATTACTTTGAGCTAACTGGGATGGTGACCGGTTCTACTTTTTCTAATTTCATTGCACAACTTAATTCATCAGGTGGTGACTATGTTGTATTCCATGAAATTAATGTAAGTGAACAGATAGGTACTAACTTTACCAAAACCAGTACTCAGGTATATACACAAACCACAAACTTTGATAATCCTATCCTATTTAGACCTATTGTACTAAATAGTTCAATTGCTGCATCCTTTTCAATAAATTACTTATTAAGACTTTATAATAGAGCTGATAATACACAGATAATTAAACAAGCAAATTTAACTTCATTTGATGTTAAGAAATACGGAAGAAGATTAATGAAGATAAACTTAGGTGTAGTACCTACAGTTGCAAATGTCTATAATCAGATATCTAAAGATGATGGAAGTAACATCATAGTTAATAATGGAAATTCTGGAACTAGACCAGGGGAAACATCAGAAAAAATTGTAGAGCAATTAGTAGTTAAGACCAAGTATGTTACTTCATTTAGGGATAGATTAAATGTAAAGGCTGCAATTTCACCAGCAAAAATACAAACATTAACCGAAGACGATGGCAGTACAGACTAACATATCAGTAACAAAAAAGGAAAGAGAATACTATAAAAAGTTTACGACTCTCAATCCTACGGCCGAGCCGTTACCACAGGGTGATGGTGTTATTAGAATATCACCATTTGATGATTACATTATCTTTACGCTGTTTGATGAGACTGGTGAAAATAGTGAATTGGTGGATAAGCCGATTGACTTAAGTAATGTAGGTACTCTTACTTTAGTTTTTGTTGGTGAAAATGATGAAATAAGAATTCCTAATTTTACAAGGGTACAAGAAGTGGATCCTTCCCAGGGTCAAGTACTCTTTAAAATTGATAAAGAAAATTCAAAGAAGATTTTATCATTGGATAATAATAACTTTTATATCTCTACAAGAATGGAGGATGAAAGCGGTGTAAGTGATGAAAGCGTTTTGTACACAGGTACATTCTTAGGCTTAAATGATGCTGCCAAACAAACAATGACTTCTAAGTTAAATGAACAGGCATTGCTATATTCACAAGAACTTGCTAAATTACAGTCTGAGATAGAAAGGCTTAATACTCAATTAGCTGAAATGATATCTTTGGATGAAGAACAAATTGCAACTATACAAGCATTAGAAGCATCTAACTTATCTCTCACTAATGAAGTAGCAACTCTTACCGATAAGCTAGGATCTGCAGAATCTGAACTGGCTCTAAAGGAAGCGGAAGAAGCCCAGGCTTTAGCTGATGCAAATAAAAAGAAAAGGGAACAGGTTACTGCAATACGGAAAAAGGCACAAATTCAAACATCAAAGAAAAAAGAAAAAAGATACTTCAAACAGGCCGCTAATAATTTACAGGAATTTAATACTAAAAGAACTCCAGTAACAGGAAAATTAAATGTTGCATCAGGTCTTAGCCAATCTAGGAGCGGCAGCGGCGGGTTCATAGCAGAGTAAGATATGATATTAAGCGCAAGAAATAATCAATTTAGGTTTGAGTTTCCTAGAACTTTTATTCCAAAGGAAATTTCAAATAAGTATAGGCCTTATCTAAATAGGATACCTGGTGGTCTTATAAAGGAACCTATTGACTATTTTAATTACGGAATACAGTCAATGAATTTACCAGGCCCATCTTTTGATCCTGTTACACAAAATGACTTCCCAGGTAATACTAGGAGCTTTAGAAGTAGCTTACCTACACAAGAGCTATTTGATAAAACTTTAACTGTTACCATGCAAGCATTTGATGGGTGGATAAATTATTGGATGGCTGTTGAAACTTTTGACTATTACTATAAGCTATCAGGTAAAGATCCGTTCGTACCAGAAGGTGTAGGTTTGCAAATGTTAGACGGCGAAGGAAATATTTTTGTTACCGTTCAGCTAAAAGATATGATAATGACCGGTGTAAGTGCATTAGATTTAAACTTTTCAAGCAATACAGTAGAATTCCAAACCTTTGATATTAACTTCACATATAACATACTTAATATAGCAGTTAATCTTACCTAATATATAAACAAAGGAAATAGAGTACAATGAAAACATTTAAAGATTACCTTACCGAAAACCATAATGACTCAGTAGATATTGAGGCTTTGTTAAACGAATCATTAACCCACGAGCAGGAAGCTGCAATCGATGAAGCGGTTGATCGCATAATGAAAGAACATGAAAGTGGTCGTGATCTTGAAGAAGTAATGGAAGAAGTTGTTAATGAGGGTATCTTAGGTTCAGTATTAGGTGGTCTTACTGGTTTTGCTTTAGGAAAGGCGGTAGGTAAAGCAATTGCTAAAGTATTAGGAATTGAGAAGGGTGCTCTATATGATCTTCTAACCAGTCGATTAGTAGGAGCTGCATTAGGTGCGGTTCTTGGTAAGAGACTTTAATCTTATCTAAGTGATTTATACAGGAATTGATTTTTCTCTCAATAGCCCAGGTGTTTGTGTACAGAACCATCAAGGTGAATATAAGTTTATAACTTTCTTTAATTACGGTAATCGTATCTGGGATGAAGAAGGCCGTAAAATACCTAAAGCATTTTCAGTTCATAAAGAATTGATGGACAGTAAAACCATAATAGGCTTTCCTTATTATAGGCATGTAGCAAGTAAGGATTTTTTACTTAGAGAACGAGAGAAAATGACAGACGGTCAATCTATAGCCGATCTTATTGGAAATATCTTAATAACACTCTTTGGAACAGACTCACATAAAGTTTCTCTTGAAGGGTTCTCTTACGGTTCTAAAGGTAATTCATTTATTGACATTGTACAGTATAACACATTCTTAAGAAATAGGCTAGTTAATGCATGGGGTGTCAATAAGATATCAATTTACCAACCTTCTCATATTAAAAAGCTAGCAGGTAAAGGTAATGCAAACAAGCACTATATGGCTAAGGCATTTCAAGATGATGTACTTAATGATAAGAACCTGAGAAAAACTGAATTGTGGAAGTGGACTCAAGGTAAAGACTTTTCAGAAAAGATCCCCAAGCCTTTGGATGATTTAATAGATGCGTATTTTATTTTAAATGCAAATAAAGAAAAAGGATGAGATCACAGTATACTTACAATCCACAATCCTAAAACCACATAATACTTAAATGCTAGTAAATAGATACTTTTCTTTCAATCAATCAGTTAAATTTTATATATAGAGTTTAGAACTTAGTTTCAGAAAATCATGGTAAAGGCAATAAAAAATAGAATATTTCTTAAAAAAGATGAACAACCTGAAAAAATCGGAAGTATATACATGCCAAAAACCGAAGGGCAGTATGCTCCACCGTATTCAGGTACAATCATTTCAGTAGGCGATGAGGTTAAGGATAGTGATTTTAAAGTAGGTGTTAAAGTATTCTTTCATGACATGGCAGGAACTGAATTTGAGTTTAATGGAGAAAAGATTTTCAGTATCCGTGAGAATGATATAACTGCAATTATTCTTGATTCATGAAACATGTATTTATAATAGGATCTGTAGTCTCACCTAGTAAAGGGAGATTTGATTACATGGATACCAGGAGTACTCAAACTGGTAAAGAAAGAATGGTAGAGA